CTACACCTGCCGCTGCATCAGCTGCCTTGTCAGCCTCTGTTAATATTTTTTTCCAAGTGGGCATGTCTTATTTTTTTTGTAAAGATAGTATTTTTATTAGGATCCGCTAACTCCGAAGTATAGGTTGTCAGCATTGTCTGCGTACATGCCTCCCTCAAATGCAGCGGGAGGAGTGCTAAATCTCTTGAACTTAACAGTACCGTCTAGGTTTATGCTTCCAGTTCCATTGGGGGTAAGCTGTATATCACCGTCGGTAGTGCTAGTAAAAAGGGAGTTGGACTGTACGTCGAGGTTGGCACCAAGCTGAGGAGAAGCATCCTCGCTTACATTACCTATTTTCCCATTTATGTTTGCTGTGTTCGCACCGATTGCGTTAGCGTTCGCTGCATCACCGAATTGACGCTGAGTAATCTCGTTGTCTACTTTAGCATCAAGAGTAGACAATCCAGGCACAGCGGCAAAAGAAATGGTGCCGCTGCCATCAGTTACAAAAACTTGATTAGCAGAACCGTCAGTAGCGGGAAGCGTATAGGCGGTGGGTACTCCTACCCCGTCTACCCCATTTACCCCGTCTGCCCCCTTTTCACCAGCGTCACCTTTAATTCCCTTCTCAGTGACTGTCAGTGAGCTAGCAGCTGGAGACAACACAGAAACCCCAGCTGGGCTGGGGGATGTGACATTAAGAGCAATAGCGTCAGGTATGGTTACTGTTATTGACTCAGGCATCCTATCTAGAAATATCTTCGTTTACAGTAAATGAACCTCTAAGGATGGTTGTAACCACATCGCCAACCTTTTGCTGAATGTCGTACTCAAAAGATCCGACTGGCAGGTTAGACATCGTATCCGCAGATGCGCTGACGTTTACGGTCCCGCTATCCGTAATGTCCTTAAACTCAAAGCCGTTACTCAACTTGTCTTGTTGCTCTGATGTTAATTGTTTTGCGTCTGATTTAGAAGGTGACAATGCGCTGGACGCAACAACTTCTCTTTTGGATGCACCAGATCTAGATCGTTGCGGAACAGTTTTTACATCCATCAAGAACTCATAGTTAGATGTAGCCAAGGTTATAGCGGTACCGCTTGAATCCTTAAGAGTAAGAGTCAAAGAAAACGTATCACCTCTTCTGCAAGTGATGTCCAATCTTTCCGCTACGTCTAAATTTACGCTACTAGCCATATCAACCTAATAATGAGTTTACAATATTATCTACACTGTCAGAAGCCTCTGGAAGTTCTCCCCTCGAACCTTGTCTTTGAGAGATCAACTTACTCTGTTCGGCAGACTGCTTTTTAACACGGTCATCTTTTCTATCCTCTTTTAGAACCTCTAGCTTTTCTTTAAACTCTTGCTCCTCCGTTCTAAACCCAAGGGTAGCCTGAGCCTTGATGAGCTCGATTTCTTTTCTAAACTGGTGCTTTACCTGTTCAAGCTGGGCCTCTAGCTGACTCTTAAGTTGCAACTGCTGAGCCTCCAACTGAGCCTGCATCTGCGAGTTCTGCATAGCCATCTCTTGTTGCTTTGCCATGCGCTTTTTACGACGAACCACGAGAAGTCTCTCAGCCTGGTTGACATCCTTCATGCTTCGGATAACAATCGCGTCCTCGATGTCGATCTCCTTTTGCTGCAAAGACATCTGTATGTTTTGCTCCAGGTAAACCCTATCCTGATCCTCCATCTCTTTTACCACTTGAACGCCAAAGTTGTACATGGGCAGCTCCTTAAAAGAAGAAAGAACAGACATGTTTTCTTTTCCTATTGCGTTTTCGTAATGTCTGTAGAGAACGCATTCCTGAGGAAGGATCTGAATGCACTTTACGATATCCTCGCAAACCTTCTTGTAAAGGATCATCGAAGCATTCGTAATATCATATATCGCGTTGTTCCCAGCTGCAATAGCATTCTGCTGAACACCAACCAAAGTATCACCCTTCGGAGTAGACGCATCCATCATCTCGTTGATTCCCGTGGTGTCACGGATCATACGCAGATAATGATTGTATAAACCAATCAGTTCGTTGATGTTTCGAATGCTGTTGCCAATCTCCCTTACAGGTGGATTCTGGAAACCGCCTTCTGGATTCTTGCTCCTGTAGTAGAAGACACCAGTCTGTTCATAAATATCGTGCAAGTCCAGCGGTTGCAGTTCACCGCCCTTTCCGAGCTGCACATTCTCCAAGCCCTCGATGTCAATAATTAAGCCGTCTGGTTTCGCTTTCGCAATAGCCTGCTGGATCTTAAGGTGCGTAAGCTGAAGCATATCGGCAAAGCCAGTGCAGCTATCCACCATAGACTTCGGCATCATGTTCCTCATGTTGGTCGCAACCACAGAGTATGACAATCTGCACTTCGATAAATCGTGAATGTTTTTCGGAACGTTCTTAGTCATCCCGTAATTGAACACTATATCGCTACCACCCATGATGTAAGAGCCTCCGTACACGGTGGCGATCTCCATCTTGTGTGGCTTTCTATCAAATACGCTGCCTTGCTTTTCTTCGTAATCGAACCCCTTCATAAAGAAGTTTGTATTCCCGAAGCGGTTTTCCTTTTCCTCGAAGTAGATGCAATCAACAGAGATAAACTCAAAGTCCAAGACGTCTACCATGTATTCGTCGTAACCATACTCTTGGCGCATAGCCCTTTTATTGTACGACTTTCTACTGTATGCGTTCGGATCGTTTCCGTCTCTGTTTCTCGCAGCTTTGGCAATCTTTTCAAAAACCTCTTCGTCAAGCTCCTGACCAGCAAGTCTCTTTAACTCTTGGATAGAGATGGTCTTCACATGACCCGCATACATCATGTCGTTAAAACCAGGGTCTTCGGTATAGCTGTGAATAAAGGTGGACGGGTCCACGTATTCAACCTTGATGCCTTCATTGGGGTCGTTGTTTCTTTTAACAACAGACATGCCCAGAGCGACCAAATCATTTACGCATCTTCTAAACACATTATCATTGAATGAGTTCCAAGATAAAGTCATGTTTGTGCCGATCTGGGCAGCGAGTTCAGCATCGGTCTTGATGTTTGTGCCCACCAAGATTTCAACCTCTTCTAAAGAGTCAGGAAGGTTATCAGGGTCATCCCCAATAACCATACCTGTATTTTCTTTGAGCTGTTGAAGTTGTTTTTTTGCTTCAACCTGTATCTCTATTGCTCTTTTTTTGTTGTTCTTTTCCGAAGAGGAAAGAGGATCAACAGCCTCAAGGTTTGGATAGGGGTTACGAGACAAAATCTTATTTGCCACGACCCTAACAAACTTCGGAAGGATAGGAACTGGGGTGTAATCAAGATTAAGAAGAGTACCGTCCCCGTCATTAGGAGAAAGAGATCTTAAAAGCTTCTTGTAGATATTGGTGTCCTGTGTGCCGTTTGCGTAATCTCTGCTCCTTTCAAAAATGACGTTTCTTCTACCATACAACGAGGTCGCGCTAGTCATTTTTCCCCACTGAGACTCTATGGCTTTTGCATACTCCAAGCCATAAGCGTTGCTTTTCTTGGTGTCCGTGCTGGCAAGGGGGTCGGGAAAAGAGCTTTTACGCTTGTTGTTTGTGTAATTCATTTGTTGATAGCACTATAGGCGTATTTTGCAAATATAACAAATACGAGCTAGACCTTATATTTTCTAAAAAACACCTTCTCCTGGAAGTTAGACCGTTCTTTTTCTTTTGGTTTTTGAGCAGCCAAAAGCGCTAAACCAGAACTTATAGTCAAGTCAAACTTAGTTCTCTTGTCTATCTTAAAGCCAATCCAGTCTTCTAGCGTCCTGTTAAAATACATCTTCCCAACCTCTCCGCTTTCGTGATCTACACCTACGTGCTCGTGGATGTATTTTTCTATAGACTGAGCATGCGACTGAATGACATCTTGAGAGTTGGATGGTATCCCTTTTGTTTTAACATTGACATGTGAAGAACTGCTGAGCAGGTGCTTGGGGCGATCCATTAAGTAACCGTCGTAACCCCTTGATTCAAAGTATCTTACAATACCATACTTATTGTTCTCTACAAGTAGCGGGTAACCATAGTAAAAGGCGCACATCAGAACGTCTTCATAAAAGATACTGGCAAGGTCTGGGCGAGAGGCGTACTCCACCACAAACATGTTGGGTGGACGGTTGAGGCTAAACTTGTTGTACATGTGTAGCGCCCCCTTCGAGCCCCTTCCGTCTACCGTGGCGTCCAGGTCGTAGGAGTCAACTCCGCCGCAACCGTAGTCTGTAAACGGAGCAACCTTCTTTCCTCTTTCTAGCTTCAGTACGTTTCTTTGTTCTGGATCTGGCATCCAGCAAACCCTAAACCTCCCGTTCGGGGTGGGAGAAAACACAACCTCTTTGTCTTTCTCCTTCCATGTAAAGTTCCCCACCACAACGGGGTCTGGGAACAGCTCCTCGTTGTGTTCGATCTGCTGGTATATCTTACCTATGTTGAACAGGCTCCCCTCAATGCTGTCCCTGAACGCCTCGTCTTCCGTAAACGGAAACTGCCTGGTCACCTCGTTCAGCTCCGATGGGTTGTCTTTAAATGACCTACGCTCGTTCTTCAGGTAAGTCTTGCTGCCCACAGAGATGAAGTCTCCGTCAATCCCCTCTACCTCTTGCTCTGGATCTTCTATGACTGGGTTTCCGTACCGATCAAAGAAACCTTCTAGCGCATCGTAAGCTGGGATAAATATCCTGTACAGCCCCGATCTGGTTCTGCCGTTGCTGTTCCTGTCGTTAGGGTCGGAGTCATACCACAAGCCTTTGTACTCGCTGCCCCCTTTGTTCATGGGGTTCACGGTGCTACCCACGATAGCTTTTCCAACCACCTTTCTACCTACGATCAAACATGTCCGCTCGATACGCCAGGCCTCGCGGATGTCGGTAGGCTTCTCCCACTTGCCCGCCTCGTCCAGGTACAGCATGTGCAGCTTCTCACCATCGTATGCGTTGTTCGTGGTGTTCTTCCAGTTGATGACCGTATTCAGTGCGTCACCCCTGTAAGATGTCTTATTGTTTTTCGTGATTCGCTTGGAGGGCTCACGGAAAGCCAGCTCCATGCGTGGGTTCGTGGTACCGTCCTGGATGGGCTTGAAAAAGAAAGGGTAGCTGCGAAAGATCGCAACCACTTTCTTCATGAAAATATTTTCCTGCGCGTCTTTACCAGTCTTTGACTGAATGCCCAACAGCTTCTCCTTAACCTGACTAGCCTCGTCCACAAGGACAGCAGAGCATATATTAGTGTAGCCAGAACGACGACACTTAGTATAAAGCTGACCGAAACAACGGGGATCAGCTTCGCAAGCAGCCATGTGGAGAAAGATTTCTCTTTGGAAAGCGAGGTATGATGGGTATCCGATATCAATTTTAGACCATTGTAGAAACATATACTGTCTCCCTGTAATATACGTAGGGACCCCATTGTTGTAAAACCACACACCGTCGCGCCTACGCTGAAACTCTTTCTCGACGTAAGAACGAAACTTGTTCCGAAACTCGGCAGGCTTCTCGAACCACTCATCCATACTACGAACCCTTTGCAGTTCTTCGGGCAAAGGAATGCGTTGCCACATCTGCAACTCCTTTGGTTTGTCATGGAAGAGTATCTCAGATCGCTTCGGTTTCTTTGGAAGAACAACGAATATCCCGTGGAGCTCAACATGCTCTCCCTCTGTACCGTTAGGGTCGATCTTAATCCCTTTAGTCTCATATCCCTCTA